GTCACCCGGCACGCTCAGCGCCGCCGAACAGCGCGCCATCCGCCACCGCCAGGAGGCGGCCCGTGCCGAACGCGAGCAGCAGCAGCGTGAACGCGAGGAGGCCGCCGCCAAGGCCGCCAACGTCCTGTGGAACCGCGCGGTACCGGCGGACGGCAGCCATCCCTATCTGGTGCGCAAGGGCATCCCTGCGCATGGCCTGCGGGTGGCGCCGTGGCCGGTACGCAACAGCGACGGCCTGGTCTTCCGCCACGTCGACAACGCGCTGCTGGTGCCGGTGATGAACGCAGCCGGTCGGATCGTCTCGCTGCAGGCGATCTTTCCGCGCCTGGAGCCGGCACTGGGCCGCGACAAGGACTTCCTGTCCGGTGGCCGCAAACAGGGGTGTTTCCATGTCATCGGCAAGCCGCTCGCTGCACAGCCGATCGCCATCGCCGAGGGCTATGCCACCGCCGCCTCCATCCATCAGGCCACCGGTTGGTGCGTGGTGGTCGCCTGGGATGCCGGCAACCTCGCCGCAGTCGCCCGCGCCTGGCGCAGCGCCGTGCCTGACGGTGTGTTCGTGCTCTGCGCGGACAACGATCAATGGACCCGGCAGCCCGTGGACAATCCCGGCGTCACCCAGGCAACGCGCGCCGCTGCGGAGATCGATGCACGCGTGGCATGGCCCGAGTTCTCCGCAGTGCACGGTGACAGTGACCGCCCTACCGACTTCAACGACCTGCACCTGCGCGAGGGGCTGGAGGCAGTCCGCGCGCAGCTCCTGCCGCCACCAGCCGCCGTGGCGGAACATGACATGGCCGGCGACGTCCCACCTTCGGCAGCCAGCGCGAGCTATCAGGTGCCCGGCAACCTGTCCGCGTTCGATGCCTTCACGCCCTTTCCCGATACCAGCGCGCGCGGCCGCCCATTGCCCACCGCACGCAATCTGGCCGAACTGTGCCGGCGCACCGGCGTGACCGTGCGCTACAACGTCATCCGCAAGGACCTGGAGATCCTGGTGCCGGGCCTGCAGAGCACGGTGGACAATGCCAAGGAAGTGGCTGCCGGTGAAGTGATGGACTGCATGCACCGCGCTGGCATGACCACCGCCAGCTTCGAAACCAACCTGTGCCAGGTGGCCGAAGCCAACCCCTACAATCCGGTCGCCAGCTGGATCACCTCACGCCCATGGGACGGCCAGTCCCGTCTGCAGGCCTTCTTCGATACGGTGCAGGAAGCGCAGCCCACGCGCATGGCCGACGGGCGCGTCCTGAAGGAAGTACTGATGCGACGCTGGCTGGTCTCCGGCGTGGCGGCGGCCTTTGAGCCCGATGGCGTGGTGGCGCGGGGTGTGCTGACGTTCGTCTCGAAACAGAATCTGGGCAAGACACGCTGGGCCCGGCAACTGGCACCGGCCGAGCTGCAGCTGATCGCCGACGGCGTGGTGCTCGATCCGGCCAACAAGGACAGCATCAAGCAGGTCATCTCCAAGTGGATCGTCGAACTGGGTGAAGTGGATGCCACCTTCCGCCGCACCGATATCGCCGCGCTGAAATCGTTCATCTCGCGCAGCCATGATGAGATCCGCCGTCCATACGCGCGCAACGAATCGCGCTATGCGCGCCGCACCATCCTGTTTGCCAGTGTCAATGACGAGCGCTTCCTGCGCGACGCGACCGGCAACACGCGCTGGTGGACCGTGCATGCCGTGGCACTGGGCGAACCGGCGCGCATCGACATGCAGCAGGTGTGGGCCGAGGCCCATGCGCTGTACTGCCAGGGCGAAACCTGGCACCTGTCCGCCGAGGAACTGGATGCACTGAATACCACCAACAGCGAGCACGAACCGATCTCGCCGATCGCCGAACTGATCGACCGCCGCTTCGACTGGTCGCTGCCTACCGAGCACTGGAACGCGCACTACCGCGCCACCGAGATCGTCATTGCCGCGGGCATCGACAAGCCGAACCGTCGCGACGTCAACGAGGCGGCCGCCTATGTGGTCAAGCGCCATGGCGTACGTACGCGCGTGGTGGGCAAGGAGCGGGCCAAGGTCTGGCTGATGCCGCCGCGCAGGCTCACCCTCGGCGAGCAGGCGGCAGGTCCGTTCTGATGCCGGGCGCCCCCTGCGGTGTCAATTGAAGGGGCGCTCCGCCCAACGGCCGCACCAGCCATGATACAAGTAGATGAAAGGTGTTGACTAGAAGAGCTCACGAAGGCAAGATGCCTGTATCGGCCACGCCACCTTCCAGGAGCGCTTGCGTCATGCCCCGTCCCCAATTTCATGCCTTCGAAGGCGAGCAGCTGACCGTGCGGCAGATCCATCAGCGGGTACCGGTGCTGTCCGAACGGACCATCCGCGATCACCTTGCCGCTGGCCGTCGTACCCGCACCGCCATGCTGTGCTTTGACCCTGTCGCGGCTGCCGCCCGCGGGGGCCGCATCACCCAGCGCCTGCTGCGCGCGCGCAGCGCTGGCGGTCGCGATTCCTGACCCGTCGCCGGCTGCCACCTTCTTCCAGGAGTAGATTCCGCATGATTCCCGCCTCCCTCGACAGTGGCCATCGCATGATCGCCGACACCCTGGCCGCATTCCGTGCCGGCCCCGCCCTGCGGCGCACTGCGCTGCGGCCTGCCCCGCAGGCGGCGGGTCCGCTCTACATCGGCATCGCCGGCGCCAAGCATGCGGGCAAGGACACCCTGGCCAATGGACTGGCCTCGGCACTGGCGCTGCCCTGCGACAGCTTTGCGGCACCGCTGCGGGCGCTGGCTGAGCTCATCCCTCAGCAGCTGATGCAGAGCGCCGGAACCGGATCGGGGCGTGATTGCATCCTCCCCGAACTGCGGGAGCGCGCGTTGTTCGCACGCCTGCCTGCAGGCGGACTGGTACCGGATGTGCGCTTGGCCAATGAAGCCCGCGCGATTCGCCGCCGTGGCGGTGTCGTGATCCGCGTCAGGCGCCCGGGCCATGCCGACGAACAGCCCTTGCCGGACCATCTGGTCGACATCGAAGTAAACAATGACGGCACCCCGGCCGATCTGGTGCGCAGGACGCTGGACCAGCTGCTGTCGCGCGGCGTGATCTGAGCACGGCGCGGGGCCGTGTGATCTCTATTCCCACTCATCCGAGCGCAGGTCGTGGCCCATCATCGGCGAAAATGATGTAAGGTCGCCTCATCACCGACGACACCTGTCGTCACCCTGCATCCCCCCACCAATTTTCGCAGAGAGGAAACCCCATGGAGGTCGAACAGTTCGCGTCGACGCGCCTCAAGGCCATCGAATTGTTCAAGTCCCAGCCCAAGGGTGGCAAGGACGTCGTGAGCCTGGACGCGATCTTCATCTCGCTGTGCTCGCTGGCCCGGGCCGGCGATGGCAGCTCGACGCAGGCCCGTACCGTGGCCCGCCCCGGCAGGCAGCAGCCGCCCGCACCGTGGTTCACCGAAACCCTGGCCGCCCTGAAGGGCAAGGGTGAGTCGATCACGGTGGCGCGCTTCCTGATGTTTGCCAACCGCTTTCCGGTCAAGCGCATGGACCAGGTCAATGCGGCGCGCTGGCTGCGCGACGCCGGCTACATCCCACGCAAGACCGGCGGCAACCTGGTGTTCGACCTTTGACCCAGCCCCACCTGCAGCCCTGAAGCCCCGGCATCGTCCGGGGCTTTTTTGTTTCCGGGCCTGCGCCCGGACGTGAGGGCGGGCAACAAGGCCATCCTCACCCCATACCTGCCGGATTCCCCTTGACCTGCCTCTGTTTCCACACGGTGAGGACAGCGAGTACAGGAATACGGAAAACAGCCGCGGCAACGACAACCCGGCAAGAGCCGCCGCAGGCATCCGCAGCGCCGTCCTCATCGGTACTCAGGCTCACTGAATGCCTTCAGCGCGCAATTTCCAAAGTAGATGAAAGGTGTTGACCAGAAGAACGGGAGGGCAACAGTGGAGATCAATGCCACTGACGACACTCCTCATGAACGCCCTGCCCGACAGCATCCAGACCCTCGCCGAGGTCATCGGCGAATCCGCAGCCCTCACGCTGGTGCGCGCATGGCCGCCGACCACCTCCAGCACGACCGGCCGCCACCGCGTCATCGTCTACGTGCCGTCCACCCTGCCCGACCAGCACCGGCTGATCGACATCCTCGGCTACGACGTCGCCCAGCAGCTGGTCGCGCACTTCGGTGGCGAGCTGCTGTTCCTGGCCTCCTGCTTCGCTGCCGACGCACAGCAGCGCCGCGAACGCATCGCACGTGCCGTTGCCAGCGGCATGCCCCGCGACCACGTGGCGCGTGAGTTCGGCGTCTCGCAGACCACCATCAAGCGCGCCCTGCGCGATGCCCGCTGCGCGCCACCGCCTGCGGTCCATTCGGCCCTGCTCAAGGGATACGCACGCGCATGAACGAGAGCGACCTGCTGGCCGGCGTACCTGACTGGGCCAAATACCTGGGCGGTACCTCCGGCGTACTGATCGCGGTGTCGCTGTGGCTGCGCCAATGGCTGTCGTCGGCCAAGGTCGACCGCACCGCCGATGAAGCCACCAGCAACACCCTGCGCACCCTGCAGGAGCAACTTGCCGCCGAGCGCACCCGCGCCGATGGCCTGATGCACGAACGCGAGGCGATGGCGCAGGAGATCGGGCAACTGCGTGGCGAGGTCAACGCCCTGCGTGCACAGATCGCCCAGCAGAGCGTGCAGATAGACGCGCTGCTGGCACTGGTGCGCAAGCAGCCGGAAGCGGCCGCATGACCGCCGCCGCAGCCAGCGCCCTCGGTGGTGCCAACGTGGCCGCGTTCCTCGACATGCTGGCCGTGTCCGAGGGTACCGACATTCCCAGCCAGCGCTCACGTGACCGCGGCTACGACGTGATCGTCGGTGGCCAGCTGTTCGAAACCTACCGCGACCATCCCCGCGTCCTGGTGTCACTGCCACGCTACGGCATCAAATCCAGCGCTGCCGGCCGCTACCAGTTCCTGCGCAGTACCTGGGACGACCTGCGCGCACGCCTGGGCCTGCCCGACTTCGGCCCGGTCTCGCAGGATCGCGCCGCGGTCGCCCTGCTCAAGCAATGCGGTGCCTACGAGCTGGTCCGGCTGGGACGTTTCGACGCCGCCGTCGGCGCGGCACGGCGCATCTGGGCATCGCTGCCCGGCGCCGGTTACGGGCAGAAGGAACACGCGCTGGAGACGCTGCGTGCGGCTTATCGTGCCGCAGGAGGAGCCCTGGCATGACCCCGCTCGCGCTGAGGCTGCGCGTCGGCCTGCTGCTGCTCGTCGGCAGTCATGCCGGTTTCGCCTGGCTGGGGTGGACCCTGCGGGACCGCAGCGCGGACCTGGCCGCTGCCAGCGCGCAGGCCGCACAGCAGGCATCCCGCGCTGATACGGCGCAGGCCGCACATCAGCAGGACCTCGCCAACGCCCGTGCCAGCGCCCGGGCCGAATCGCAGCGCCTGGCCACGCAGGCCGAGCGCACCCAGCAGTTCAACGCCCTGCAACGGGACATCGACACCCATGCCAAGACTCCTGGCCGCGATCGCGGCAATGCTGATGCTGAGTTCGTGCGCATCTGGCGCCAAGCCAATGCCGGCGGCGCACTGCCGCATTGACCTCGCTATCGCCCCTGCGCAACTGCGTGTCGCGCCCGCGCTGCCCGACCTCGATGGCGCTGATGACGAAGCACTGCTGCGTAATCACGTCGAGGTCGCACGTCGGTACCACGAACTCGCCGACCAGTTGCGGGCGCTGTTGTGCAGCCTTGGCAACCAGACCGGTTTCACCATCAACGGTGCGTTGCCGGTCGCGCCTGCCAGCTGCGGCACTGCAGCCGGCGCCAGCAAGACCCTGCCCTGACCCCGCCGCTCGCGGCCACGCCTGCAATGCCGCCCACCTCCGGTGATGGCAACACTGGCTGCAGACCGCATGGGCCGCACCGACCCTGCCCTCCTTCCATTCACTGCATGAGCTGACATGGCGACCGATTCCCCTCCTCCGACGCTCGACGCGCTGCACAGCGCCATCGAAACCGCGATACGCACGCACTTCCCGGGCCTTGCCACCGTCGCGTTCTATCGGGAATCCAGCACGGACAACATGCCCATGCCGGCCTGCCTGTTGGCCATGACCCGTTGTGATCGCAACAAGGAAGACAGCGACGGCAGCGGCCTGCTGCACGCCCTGCTGCGCTTCGAGGCACGCATTGTCGTAGCGGCCAATGCCGATGCAGCGCTGCAGGTACGCAATGCCGCCGTCGCCCTGGCAACCTGGCTGCACCAGCTCGGCCGATTCCCCGGGGCCGCCAGCGGCGCCATCGATGTGATCGCCGCGTTGCCCGAAGACGTTGCGACGGCACAGCCTGGTCTCCGAAGCTGGGTGGTCGAGTGGTCGCTGCCGATCGCCCTGGGCAGCAACGCGTGGGAGGACACCGGCGGCGTGGTGCCGCAGGCCTTCTACAGCTTCGCACCCGAGATCGGCCGCGCCCATGAGCCGCGCTACCAGCCACTGCCGGAGCACGCGCCATGAGCGCCGAGCACGCACGGCTGATCGGCAACCTGTTGATGATCGGCGTCGTGCGCGAGCTCGACGAAGCCGCAGCGCGCGTACGTGTCGATGCCGACGGCATGCTCACCGACTGGATTCCCTGGCTGGAGCGACGTGCCGGGCCGGGCGTACGCAGCTGGTGCGCACCCGAACCGGGCGAACAGGTGGTGCTGGCCTGTCCTTATGGCGACCCGGGCCAGGCGCTGGTGCTGGGCAGCCTGTACCAGGACCGCTTCGCCGCACCGGCTGACTCGCGCCTGCGGCAACGCACCGAGTTCGCCGACGGCAGCAGCGTCGAGTACGACCAGGAAACCTCCACGCTCAGCGTCAACGTCGGCAGCGGCAAGGTCATCGTGAACTGTGCAAGCGCGCAGGTGATCGCCAGCGAATCGGTGCTGCTCGACACACCGTCGATCAAGGCCACGGGCGACCTGGACGTGACCGGTGCGATCACCGCCGGCAAGGACATCAGCACCCCCGGCGAGATCAAGGCCGGCGCCATCGGCCTGAAGGCGCACAAGCACACCGCGCAGGGCCCCACCGCACCGACCACGCCGGCCCAGGCCTGACCGGCCACGCCTGCAATGCCCTGAAAACCTGCACTCCACGACGATAGAGACCATGCGAGGAATCGACGCCAACACCGGCAAATCCCTGAATGGGCTGGCCCATCTGCACCAATCCGTGCGTGACATTCTCACCACGCCCCTTGGCTCCCGCGTACTGCGCCGCGAATACGGCTCACGCGTGTTCGAACTGATCGATGCGCCCACCAATCGCTCGCTGCGCATGGACCTGATTGCCGCCACCGTCGACGCCCTGGCGCGATGGGAACCGCGGCTCCACGTCGAGAACATCGACGTCTCCCTCCCCGCCCCCGGCGTGATGATCCTGGCAGTGACCGGCATCCATCTTCCCGACGGGCAGGCCATCACCATCGAAGGAATCGAGGTTCGCTAACCGTGGCATCCGGCTCGTTCACCAGTGTCAATCTGTCCCAGCTGCCTGCCCCGGCGGTCATCGAAGTGCTCGATTTCGAAGCCATGTTCGATGAATCGCTGACCGCGCTGCAGGCCCTGGATCCCACCTTCGACGCGCTGCTGCCGTCGGACCCTGCTTTCAAGATCCTCGAGGTCTGCACCTACCTGCGCCTGCTCGACCGCCAACGCGTCAACGACGCCGCGCGCGGCGTGATGCTGGCCTATGCCGGCGGCAGCGACCTGGACCATCTCGCTGCGATCTTCGGCATCGCGCGCCAGGTGCTGGACCCGGGCAAACCGCAGGAGGGCATCGCGCCACGCTACGAGAGCGATGATGATTTCCGCCGCCGTATCCAGCTGGGCCCGGAAGGCTTCAGCGTGGCGGGGCCGGAGGGTGCCTATGTATTCCATGCACTCAGCGCCGACCCGCGGGTACTCGATGCGAGTGCGACCAGCCCCACGCCAGGCGAGGTCGTGGTCTCGGTGCTGTCGCGCGAGGCCGATGGCACCGCCACCCAGGGCCTGCTCGACATCGTCGAGGCGAAGCTGGGTGCGGATGACGTGCGGCCGCTGACCGATCACGTGCTGGTGAAGCCGGCCACGATCGTCAACTACGCGGTCGAGGCTGCGCTGTTCACCTTCGCCGGCCCGGACTCGCAGGTGGTGCTGGCCGAGGCGCGCAGCCGCCTCGATCGCTACATCAGCGAATCGCATCGCCTCGGCCGTGACGTCACCCGTTCGGGCCTGTTCGCGGCACTGCACGCCGAGGGCGTACAGCGTGTGGAGATCATCCGCCCGGCTGCCGACGTGGTGGTGGATCGCACCCAGGCCACGCATTGCACCGGCGTGACCCTGACCCATGGCGGCACCGATGAATGAGCCCAGCACGCGCCTGATCAACGCGCGCCTGCGCGGCGCGATCGATGGCCGCAACCGCACCTTCCGCCACCCCGGTGGCGCGCTGGCGACGCTGCAGGCGGTGTACCGCACGAACGCGCAAGGACGCCAGCCACTGCAGGGCGGCGTCATCGAGGGCAGCGTGGTGACCCTGGCTGCTGCACCGGTGCCCGGCGAGATCATCGACGGCGACGCCCAGGTGGTGGTGCCGTCGGCGGCGAACCTGCTGCCCGCCAATGCCACCCGTGCCGAGCGCGCGCTTGCCCGCGCCAGCGTGGCGCGCCCGCTGCCGGTGGACATCACTGCACTGTGGGACGCCGACCGCTGCCCGACCGCACTGCTGCCCTGGCTGGCCTGGGCGCTGTCGGTGGATGAGTGGAAGGCGTATTGGCCCGAAGCGGTGAAGCGCGCCCGGGTGCGCACGGCCATCGCCATCCAGCGCCGCAAGGGCACCGCCGGCAGTGTGCGCGACGTGGTCGCTGCATTCGGTGGCTCGGTGCTGATCCGCGAATGGTGGCAGCTGCAGCCCAAGGGACCGCCGCACACCTTCGAAGCGGTGATGACCATCGCCAACCAGGGCGGCCAGGCCGCCACGGCGATGTTCGTCGAAGACGTCATCGGCGAGATCAGCCGGACCAAACCGGTGAGATCGCACTTCACCTTCACCCAGGGCATGCAGGCCGACGCCGCCGTCGGCGCCCTTGCAGCCGCCCACGCCACGGCCTTCCGCCGCCTTCAACTGATCGGAGAGTAACCCCCGCATGCGCTTGAAAATCACCGATGCCGGCTTCGCCAGGCTGGTCAATCCGCCGAACACCGGCACCAACGCCGTCCTGATCACGCAGATTGGTTTGACATCCACTGCCTTCACTCCATCGGCAGGGCTTACCGCGCTGCCAGGCGAAATCAAACGCGTCGCCAGCTTCGGCGGGCAGGCGGTGGGCGATGACACCGTGCACGTCACCATCCGCGACGACAGCGCAACGGCCTACACGCTGCGCGGGTTCGGCCTGTACCTGGCCGACGGCACGTTGTTCGCCACGTATGGCCAAGCCGATCCGATCATGGAGAAGTCGGCCGCCTCGATGCTGCTGCTGGCCACCGATACGCGCTTCGCCGAGGTGGACACCGCACTGATCCAGTTCGGTGACGCCGGCTTCATCTATCCGCCCGCAACCACCGAGGTCGTGGGCGTGGTTGAACTGGCCACGAGCACCGAAGCCGAAGATGCGACCGACACTCAGCGCGCGGTGACGCCGCGTGGCGTACGCGCCTACACCGACAAGCGCTTCGGCGCCAGCGCCCCGACCGCACTGGCGAAGACACTGCTGTCGGCTGCGACCACCACGGCAGCCCGCACCGCGCTGGAGCTGAAGAGTGCTGCACTGAAGGACACCGGGCATGGCAACGGCCTGGACGCCGACACCCTGGACGGCAAGCATGCCTCCGAGTTCGCGCTGGCCGGCGACTTCGCCACGGTCGGCCACAAGCATGTGATTGCTGACGTGACCGGGCTGCAGTCGGCACTGGATGGCAAAGCGACGAAGGCGGGCAATACCTTCACCGACCAGCAGTTCATTTCGGGCAGCTGGCCCCTGGTTGGATTCGGCAGTGCCGGGGCGGAACAGTCGTTCATCGGTGGCTGGGCGAACACGGGCCTGTGGCGCGTGTGGAGTGCCGATCGTAATGCCAGCAGCGAGATCACCATCAAGCATGGCGACTCGCCGCGCTGGAATGGCTCGGTCATATGGCACGCCGGCAACTTCGCGCCGGAATCGAAGATGGACAAGACCGGCGGGACGTTCACCGGACACGTCGGCGTGAATGGAAACTCGCTTCGTTCCTATGGCTGGAATGGTGTGGCCAACGATGGCGTACTCGTGCTGGGCGACGCCAACTCGTACATCTTCAAGAACGGTACGAACTTCACCTTTGCGAATTCTGCAGGCGGCTATACCACCACGCTCAGCGCTGGCGGCCAGATCTGGACCAGTGGAAACTTTGATCCGGCAAGCAAGATAAACAAGGCCGGCGACACTGTGTCCGGTGCACTGCGCATCAATGCCTATCTGTATGCCCAGGCCGCTGCAGGTCACAATCTGATCCGATTCATCAGCAATGGGGCGGGGAACACCGTGCTCCAATCAGTGAATCCGGCAGAAAATGCCTTTGCGCCACTGGAGCTGACCGGTTCCAGCGTATCCGTGGCCGGGCCCGCCTCCTTCAACGAAACCGTCACCGCAGCTGGCTCGGTCATCAGTGCTGGCGGCTGCGTTCGAACCAACGCTGGTACCGGTGCACTTGCCGGCTACGTCGCGTTCCATCGCACTGACGGAACACGCATGGGATACGTAGGCTGGGGTGACGGCAATCGGATTCAGTACTCAGCCGAGAATGGGTTCACCGGACACGCCTTCATCGGCGGCGTATCTGCCACGGGAGGATACGACGTGGGCTCCTCCCGCAAGCTGAAGAACATCGAAGGCACCCTCCCCTACGGCCTGGCGGCTGTCGAACAGATGGAACTGGCAGCCGGCCACTACAAGCCCGAGTACAACGACGACGGTCGTCGCCGCCTGTTCTTCGTCGCCGAGCAGCTGGCCGAACTGGTGCCGGAAGCGGTCGACCTGGAAGGCGTCGAGTTCCAGGGCGAGCGCGTGGCATCGGTCAAGCTCGACCAGCTGCTGCCGGTCCTGGCCAAGGCCATCCAGGAGCTGTCGGCCGAGGTTCGCGCCCTGAAGGCGGAGCGTTGATATGGCCAGTGGCTATCGCTCCGGCGGCACGGATTTCGATGACCTGTTCGATCCCTATGTAGAGGGCCCGCTGGCACAGGATTCGGGCCGCCGCGTCGGCGGCACCGACCTGAGCCGCCGCTACGCCCACATCCAGTACGGCAGCAAGCGTGCGGACGTCGGGCATCGCATCGGCGGCATGGACGTGTCGAACCTGTGGGCGGCCCGGGGCACCGCGCAGTACGACGCGGTCACCATCCCCAACCCGAGCATCGGCGGCTCGTCCTACGCCGGCGCTGCGCCCAATGGACACGCGGCCTTCAGCTTCAAGTCCAACGGCATGGTGCAGACGTGGACGAACAACCCCAACGGCGTCACCCGCACCTTCGGTCCATGGCTCATCCGTGGTATCGCGAGCAACTTCGAGATCCGCTACACCAAGGTCGAAGGCGATGCGAATCCTTCCGGAACGGGTGCCTGGTTGAATCTCGGTACCGATCGCTACTGCGGATTCGACGTTGTCCATGGCAGCGCGGGCTGCAGCCTCATTGTCGAGATTCGCCGAGCCAGCACCGGCGTCGTCCTGGCGCGCGAAGACCAGGTCTACATGAGCGCATCGCACTCGCGTGGTGACACCGGACCCATCCTGGAATGACGCCGCGGCCACGATTGCAATTATCGCCAACGCCGCCTTCTCCGAACATTACCCCGTCGCCTGCACAAGCCGGCACACACCCACACCGAGGAAGAACCCCGAATGACCGAATTTCTCCATGGCGTACAGGTCGTCAACATCGATACCGGTGCCCGCTCGATTGCCATCGCCTCCAGCAGCGTGATCGGCATCGTCGGCACCGCACCGCTGGCTGACACCGAAGCGTTCCCCATCAACACCCCCGTCCTGGTGACCTCGCCCTCGCAGGCGGCCAAGCTGTCGGCCAAGACCGGCGCCGAAGCCGGCACGCTGCCCGGCGCACTCGATGCGATCTTCGATCAGTCCAGTGCTGTCGTCGTCGTCATCCGCGTCGAGAACGGTGCCAACGAAAGCGCCACCCTGGCCAACGTGCTGGGCGGTGTGAACGCACAGACCGGCGCCTATGAAGGCGTGCATGCCCTGCTGGCGGCCAAGTCCATCGTCGGCGTCAAGCCGCGCATCCTGGTCGCACCGGGTTTCACCCATGTGCATCCCACCGATCCGGCCAAGCCCGAGGCGGTACTGGCCAACCCGGTCGTGGCCGAGCTGCTCGGCATCGCCGACAAGCTGCGCGCGGTGATCATCAAGGACGGCCCGAACAGCAACGATGACGCCGCCAAGAGCACCACCGCCCTGACCGGTTCCAAGCGCGTCTACGTGGTCGACCCGGCGCTGCTGGTGCAGTCCGGTGATGCCATCGTCACCCGCTACGCCTCCGGTGCCGTGGCCGGCGCCATCGCCCGCAGCGACAACGAACGCGGCTGGTGGGCGTCGCCGTCGAACCTGGAACTCAACGGCGTGGTCGGTACTGCGCGTGCCATCGACTTCGGCCTGTCCGACGCGACCAGCCGCGCCAACCTGCTGAACCAGTCCAACGTGGCGACCGTCATCCGCGAAGGTGGCTTCCGCCTGTGGGGCAACCGTACCGCCAGCAGCGACCAGAAGTGGCAGTTCCTGTGCGTGGTGCGCACCGCCGACATCATCGCCGACAGCCTCGAGGCGGCTCATCTGTGGGCTGTCGACCGCGGCATCAGCAAGACCTACGTCGATGACGTGCGCGAAGGCGTCAATGCCTTCCTGCGCGGCCTGAAGACCCAGGGCGCGATCCTCGGCGGCAACTGCTGGATCGACCCCGATCTGAACGCAGCGGACAGCGTGGCCCAGGGCCGCTTCTACTGGGACTTCGACTTCACCCCGACCTACCCGGGTGAACAGCTGACCTTCCGCATGCACATGAACAACAACTACGTCTCGGAGATCTTCTAAGCATGGCGCGCAACGTCCGCAAGAACTTCAACTTCTACGTCGATGGCAAGGGCTATGCCGGCAACGTGGAATCCTTCACCGCTCCGAAGCTGACGCTGAAGACCGAGGATTTCCAGGCGGGTGGCATGTTCGCCCCGACCGAAATCACCCTGGGCCACGAGAAGCTTGAAGCCGAGGCCGTCCTCATCGCCGATGACCCGGACATCATGGGCAAGTTCCATGTCGTGGAAAGCAAGGAGTATTCCTTCACCGCACGCGAGGCACTGGAATCCAGCGACGGCAGCATCACCGCCGTGGTCCACAACATGCGCGGCAAGGTCAAGGCCATTGATCGTGGCGAGTCCAAGTCCGGCGAGAAGGGCACGGTGAAAATCTCGCTCGCGCTGAACTACTACAAGCTCACCCACGGACCGTTGGTCGTCCAGGAGCTGGACGTGGTCAACATGATCGCCAAGCAGAACGGCGTGGACATGCTGGCCGGCCTGCGCAGCGCCCTGGGCATCTGACCCCGCACGCATCTCCACAGCACCGGGGGCGCCTCGCGCCCCCG